GATTAATTTATAGATTAGATGGTACAGCTAAAACTTTAACTTTTACAGGTACGGTTGGTGCAACTACAAGTGCTTCAAATGGAACAATCTTTTTAGGATGTGATGACAGCGCTGAATTTATGAATGGTGATGTTGCAGAATATTTAATATTTAATAAAGCATTATCAAATTCAGAAATGACAGATGTTGAAACATATTTAACAACAAAATGGGGATTATAAAAAAATGACAATCAATAGTACACAATTAGTTGATGATGGATTTAAAGTAATCAATAAGGTTACTGGTGCTCGTAATGAAAACGAGAAACTTGTAGAGTTAGATACTTTAAAAGGTTCTACAAACGAATCTGAATTATCAATTGCAAATGCATATTATGAAATAGAAGGCACAGGCACGGTAACATTGCAATTTGATGATAAGAGTTTAACAATGACAGGCATAGACAACTACGGTCTAAAACCTGTAGAAGAAAAAATAAAAGGTATTGGTGATATTCAAGTAACGACAGACGGTAATGTAGATAAGTTTAGTTTGTTATTAGAGTGTCATAAAGAAAAAGGATTTAGCAATGGCTGATATAGTAACAACACAAACGATTACTGATACATCTGGTGTTAAGTTTGTTTCTAAACTTACAAACTTTTCAGATGGTACCGGTGAAACACAAGTAAAGAAGATTGACGCCTCAGAGGTCACTTTTATGACCGAAGATGGTAACAGAAAACTTGCGAGAGTATGGTATTCAATTAACACGGCAAATAACAAATCTGCTGTTGAATTGATATGGGACGGAGTTACTAACGCAACTGCTATGTTATTGAGTGGTAATGGTTATTTTGATTTAAGAACAGCTGGTAATGAAATTACTAATAATGCAACGACACCAACTGGTGATGTTCTATTATCAACAAAGAACTTTGCTAACGGTGACAATTATACAATTATTTTAGAGTTTAGGTAACAAAAACATATAAATAGTTAATACGAGAGAGAATTAATGAAACTAATATCAGAAGAAATACAAGACGCAGAATACTTGGTTGAAGAAACCAATGGTAAAAAGAACTACAAAATTCGTGGTGTCTTTCTACAATCGGATATTAAGAATAGAAACGGTAGAATTTATGAAAATAATATCCTATCTACCGAAGTAGACAGATATACAAAAGAATTTATTGATAAAAAAAGAGCCTTTGGTGAGCTGGGACATCCTGACGGACCAACAGTTAACTTAGAGAGAGTATCACATATGATTACCTCTTTAAAAGCGGAAGGCAAAAATTTTATTGGTGAAGCAAAAATCATGGACACACCCTACGGTAAGATTGTAAAAGGTCTTATTGATGAAGGCGCTCAATTAGGAGTATCTTCAAGAGGTATGGGTTCATTGGTTCAAAAGAACGGTAGTAACTATGTAGGAAAAGACTTCTACTTGGCTACGGCCGCTGACATTGTAGCAGACCCCTCTGCTCCAGACGCTTTCGTTGAAGGCATTATGGAGAGTAAAGAGTGGATATGGGACAATGGAGTAATAAAAGCAAAGGATATTGAAGAGTATAAAGAATATATTGAAAAGGCAAAGTCAATCAAATTAGCGGAAGCTAAGGCGAATGTGTTTGCTAATTTTCTTAGAAAACTTTAAACTTATAAATATCTATTAATTAGAGAAAAATAACTAGTTATTTTTAAAAAGGAGATTTCTCAAATGGCCGATACAGAAAAAAAGTTAGAGGCGTTAGAGCAAGAAGCAGTAGCAGAGGCGTCAAATCCTCAAGCTGATGCTCCTAAAAAGAATGCTGTAGCGGCTGAGCCGAACCATCTGAAAAATGATGCTGAAGACTTAGGCGCAGCTGTTGTTAAACCAACAGATAGCAATCCTGACGCAACTAAAAAATCAAAACAGGTTTCTGGCGATGCCCAACAAAAATCACAAGGTGCTGCTGACCCAATGCCAACATTGACTGGTCACAATACTAAGTTGGAAAACGCTGAAACTGAAGAAGGTTCGGAAGAAATCAAGGAAGGCGAAATGCCGAAAGCTGCTCTTGACGCTCTTAAAAAACATCAAGGTAAGAAAGACGATTCAAAAGAAGAAGAAACTGAAGTCAAGTCTGATAAAAAAGACGAGAAAGAAAGTTATTCTATGAAGAAGGCTTCTTACAAAATGAATAAAGAAGAGACTCAAGAACATGTTAACGCTTTAATCGCCGGACAAGATGACTTATCCGAAGAATTTAAGGAAAAAGCTGCAACCGTATTTGAATCAGCGGTAAACTCTAAAGTAAAAGAGATTGCTGAATCAATGGAAGCAGATGTAAAAGAAACATACGAGCAAGATGTTGCAAAGCATAAAGAAGAACTGACAGAAAAAGTTGACAGTTACCTAGCATATGTCGTTGAAGAGTGGATGAAAGAAAACGAAATCGCTCTTGAAAGAGGTATCAAAGGTGAAATCGCTGAAGACTTTATCACAGGTCTTAAAAAACTTTTTGCAGAGCACTACATTGATGTTCCAGATGAAAGATACAATGTGCTTGAAGACCAAGCAGCTAAAATTGAATCTTTAGAAAAGAAACTCAATGAGCAAATTGAAAAAAATGTTGAATTAAACAAGGACAATGCAGTTAAGACAAGAAAAGAAATCATGTCAGAAGCTTCAAACGGACTTGCTGATACAGCAAAAGAAAAATTTGCTAAGCTAGTAGAAGAAATTGAATGGTCAGACGCAGACTCTTTTAAAACTAAATGTGAAACTATTAAAGAATCATACTTTGGAATTAAAGAAGAAGTCAAAGACACACTACATGATGTGGCGGCTGAAGATGGAACTTCTAACGAAGACCTATCTAAAGCAATGGCTGCTTACACTGCCGCTATAAGCAAAACAAAAGATATGAAAATATCTTAGTATAACCGGACAAAGGGAGAAAAAACAAATGTACTTATCCGAACAACACGAGAAGAAATGGCAGCCTGTTTTAGAACACCCAGATTTACCACAAATCAAGGATTCTTACAGACGAGCCGTTACATCAGTTATTCTTGAAAACCAAGAAAGAGCTGCTAAAGAAGATTCAGCATTCTTATCTGAAGCTGCGCCTACAAACGCAACATCAGCTACAGGTGTACAAAATTGGGATCCAATCCTAATTTCACTTGTTAGAAGAGCAATGCCTAATCTTATCGCTTACGATATCGCAGGCGTACAACCAATGACTGGTCCAACTGGACTAATCTTTGCAATGAGAAGTATATACACTTCACAATCTGGCAACGAAGCTATGTTTGACGAAGCTGATACAGACTTCTCTGGAAGAAATGCTGCTGGTTCAGCAGTTGATGGTTATTCATCTTCAGCTAACTCAGGCACTAATCCAGGTGCTCTAAACGACTCACCAACTCCAGGAACATACACAACTGGTACAGCAATGACTACAGCAGCTGCTGAAGCATTAGGTGACGCAGACGGAAACGCTTTCGCTGAAATGGCATTCTCAATCGAGAAATCGACTGTTACTGCTAAATCAAGAGCGTTGAAAGCTGAATACACAATGGAACTTGCTCAAGACTTAAAAGCAATCCATGGTTTAGACGCTGAAACTGAACTTGCAAACATTCTATCTGCTGAAATCCTTGCGGAAATCAACAGAGAAGTTGTAAGAACAGTTTACACAAACGCAGAGAAAGGTGCTGCTACTAACACAACTACAGCAGGTATCTTTGATTTAGATACAGACTCAAACGGAAGATGGTCTGTTGAAAGATTCAAAGGACTTATGTTCCAACTTGAAAGAGATGCGAACAGAATTGCACAAAGAACAAGAAGAGGAAAAGGTAATATGATTATCTGTTCAGCTGATGTTGCAAGTGCTCTTCAAATGGCTGGTGTTTTAGACTACACACCTGCATTAAATAACAATTTGAATGTTGATGACACAGGCAATACTTTTGCTGGTGTTCTTAACGGCAGATTTAAAGTATACATTGACCCGTATAGTGCAAACAGCTCAGCAACACAATACTATGTTGTTGGTTACAAAGGAACTTCTCCTTATGACGCTGGTATGTTCTATTGTCCATATGTTCCACTACAAATGGTGAGAGCAGTTGGTCAAGATACTTTCCAACCGAAAATTGGCTTCAAGACTAGATATGGTCTTATTGCTAATCCATTCGCTGAAACTGGTGCTCAATCGGGTGTCGCTACAGCAGTGGACAACGCTGGTTCTGCTAACTCAAACAGATACTACCAAAGAGTTAAAGTTACTAACTTGATGTAATATCTTGTAGAGTTTTCTACAGAAATAAGAAAGGGCGGTTTATCCGCCCTTTTTTTTGGCCTTCCTCCGAGATGGATAAATAATAGTATGACAACCACAAACGCATATTCAAGACAACCTACAAAGTTTGATTACGCTTCGCCTACTCAGTTTAAGTTTCAATTACTAAAACTGCCAAAGGTGGAATATTTCTGTACCTCAGTAAATATACCAGGTGTTACACTATCAAATGTAGATATCGCAACACCTTTAAAGTCAATACCGGTACCAGGAACTATATTAGATTATGGTGACCTAGAGATGTCATTCTTAGTAGATGAAAACTTAGAAAACTATAGAGAGATACATGGTTGGTTAACAGGATTAGGATTTCCTAGAGACCATACACAAGCTAAAACTCTTTTGGATGCCGCCAAGGACAGGTTTCCTACAGGCGGAAAGAGTGACGCAGTAACAGACGCAGGCAAAGTGACAGGTTCTCCTATGCCTTTAGGTCCTGTCTTCTCAGACGCAACTTTAAATGTGTTGACTAGTAAGAATACTGCTAATATAGAGGTAAGATTTTCAGATATGTTTCCTGTGTCATTGTCAGCATTGAATTTTAATCAACAGGCTAATGATGTGGATTACTTGTCGGCCTCAGTTACAATGAAGTACAAAATATACGAATTCGCTACTAAAGGTGCAGGAAGAACAGCAGAAACAACCTCTTAGAAGCTTTACATTTATACAATATTATGATAGGATATGATTATTATGGATTTAGAAAAACTACAAGAACAAGCTGATAGTGATTTAAAAATTAACGATACTGAACTTGATTTAGAATCACTTAAAACTCCTCAATTACACAACAAGTACCTAAAACATTTAACTAAATTTAAGTTAATGTTAAGTCGTGCTGAAGGTGATTTGTACAATACAAAAAGACAACTTTGGGAATACTATACTGGTAAGGCAGACGCCTCAGTATATGCACAAAAACCTTTTAACTTTAAATTACTTAGACAAGATGTTGACCAATACATTTACTCAGACGAAGAATATATTAGAGCAAAACAAAAGGTTGATTATTTACAAGCCTGTGTCGATTTCTTAGATAGAACAATTAGACAAATCACTAATAGAACTTTCACAATTAAAAATGCAATTGATTGGCGTAAGTTTACTAGTGGTGCTATCTAATGCATGTAACAGATTTTATTCACACATATCCGTTTGCAATTAGTCGTAACTTAGCTGATGAGGTAATACAATATTATCATTCTAATGGTGAATGGAATCAATCATCATTTTCTACAAGTGATGGCATATCTCCTAGAACTAATGACAGAGTAGATATGAAAGAGTATTGGATTAATAGACAAGATAAATTTTATGAAGAACTAAAAACAGGTTTTAGAGGTATGGTTGATGACTATATCAAAACACATACAAAAATAATACCACAAAATTTTACACCCTTTAGAATGAATCATTATACAGAGGGTGGTTTTATGAAAAATCATATTGATAATATACATCATTCACATGGACAACAATACGGTTACCCACATCTAACAGCATTAATATTTTTACAAACTGCTGAAGAGGGTGGTGAAATTGTATTTTGTGATGGTGACTATATACCAGAACAAACAAAGGCCTCAGGTGTTGTTTTTCCTAGTAATTTTATGTACTCACATGAAGTTAAAAAAGTAATTAAAGGTGATAGATATTCACTTATGACATGGATTTTATAAATGAGTTTAACAAGATATTTAATTATAGATAAAAAAGATGATGTCTATTTAAAGATTGAAGCAGACGAAGATATACGAAGAGAACTAGGACAATTCTTTACATTTGAAGTACCTGGTTTTAAGTTTATGCCTCAGTTTAGAAACAGAGTATGGGACGGTAAAATTAGATTGTTTTCATATCAGACCGGTCAAATCTATGTTGGTCTATACCCTTATATTTTAAAATGGTGTGAAGATAATAATGTACAAGTTGTTGATGGTACAAAGATACAAGATACTAAAGTTGATGACGCAAAGGTTGACAAATTCATTGAAGCACTAAATATTCCATTCAAGGTCAGAGATTACCAAAAGGAGGCATTCATACATGCAGTTAGAAAAAATAGAACTTTATTACTTTCACCCACAGCTAGTGGAAAATCTCTTATTGTCTATCTTCTTATTAGGTTTAACATTCTTCGGTTAAAATCTGATAAGAAAAAAATACTTATTATTGTTCCAACCACATCATTGGTAGAACAACTGTTTAAAGATTTTAAGGATTATGGTTGGTCTCCTGAAAAACATGTACATAGAATATATCAAGGCCATTCTAAAGAAACTAACAAACCTGTAATTATATCTACATGGCAATCTATCTATACACAGCCTAAAAAATATTTTAAAGATGTTGGTATGATAGTAGGTGATGAGGCACATTTATTTAAGGCCGTTTCACTTACAAAGATATTGACAAAATTAGAAAAATGCCCATATAGAGTAGGACTAA